TGAAACAGAGTTTGATGTAAACAAAGCAAATCCAGGATCTAACTTTCCACCTATTGATCAAAACAAGTTTGATAAACTTAATTGGGATAAGTTAATGAACTGGGTAATGAAACAGATTAGACGTAACCAGGTGCCCGTTAAGAGCATCAAGGTAAGCAAGTGTTGGTGTGTAGACTACAATGACGGAGGCTACCAAGCAATACACAATCATGGCCCACTATGTATTAGCATGGTAATGGCAATGGACTCACAACCCACTACAGGAACTAATGAACAGTCTGCTGACAATGGAATGTTATATACCCTAATGCCTAATCCAGATGGCACACAACTTATGACACAGTTTGGACCTTACCCAGGTAGAACTGTTATCCTAGACGGTAGAGTATGGCATGGTGTTTATCCTGCTAAGGCTCCACGTAGAACATTTGTTGTAGACTTCGACTTTGAATACTATGGCGAAGATGAAGAAATTCCAGGAATGGTAACTCCAATTAACCCAGGCACACCTAATGGATAATAATTATTTTGCTCAAGGGCAGTTCATCATAGAAACAGAGTATGATGAGTATGAAAGTATGAACATCACAATGAGAAAGAGTTCTACTGAAACTGTTGACTATCCTGATAGAGTGCAAGATAATTTAGATTTAAATTCAATATCGTTGGCTTACACCGATTGGGTATTGAAAAAGATACAGGATCAAAAGATTCCTGTTACAAGCATTGAGCCCGACCAGGCTTGGTATATTAACTACAAGCCTTATGGTTACCAAGGCATACACAATCATACTAACAAGGAAGACTTAATTAGTACAGTTATGTATTTTGATCATAAGCAAGAAGATGATATGTTTACACAGGACGGATGTCTTGTTACAATGATGGCACACCCTAACACACAGATTGAGTTTCATGAGTTTCCACCTAGTCCAGGTAAAACTATTATTATGAATGGTAACGTTAGCCATGCAACTTATCCTTACAAACATGAAAGAAGATGTTTAGTTATTAATTTTAAAGCAACATGGAGCAAGCCGAATGAGCCTGATCAAACAGAAGTTTAATTACAAAGAGATAAAGAAAGAGTCTAAAGAAGGCAAACGCCTATATGCTTGTCCTGACGGTAATAGTGTCGCAAGTGTAACAACTATACTAGATAAAACAAAAGACAAGTCTGCCTTAATTGCTTGGCGAAAAAGAGTAGGTGAAAAGAAAGCACAGGAGATTGTTACAGAGGCCGCAAGTGTAGGTACTCGTATGCACAAATTTTTAGAGGACTATGTAGAAACAGGTGAATGGCCTAAAGCAGGTAGCAACCCGTATAGCCAACAAGCTAACGAAATGGCTACAAAGATTAAAGACGCCGCATTAGTCAATATTGACGAAATATGGGGCTCTGAGGTACAATTATACCACCCGAAGATTTACGCCGGCACTACAGACCTCGTAGGCGTCTTTAAAGGCGAAGAATGTATCATGGACTTCAAGCAAACTAACAAGCCTAAGAAGGAAGAATGGGTAGATGATTATAAGCTACAATTAACTGCCTATGCACTAGCCCACAACGAGATATACGGAACTAACATACAAGAAGGCCACGTTTTCATGTGCAGTCGTGCAGGAGAATATCAGCAATTTGATGTATGGCCAGACGATTTTAAGGCCTGGGAAGCTAAATGGTGGGATCGTGTGTATATGTACTATGACCGTTTCGCATAAATACTTGTAATAAGGAGCAAGTAAGTGGCAATAGTACAAATTTCAAGAATACAAGTACGTAGAGGTCAAAAGAACGTTGGATCAGGCATACCACAATTAGCAGGTGGTGAGTTTGGTTGGGCAGTGGACTCACGTGAATTGTTTATTGGTAACGGATCAGTTTCTGAAGGCTCACCAGCAGTTGGAAATACAAAGATCCTAACACAATATGACAACCTGTTTAGTTTTGCAGATCAATACACATATCAAAAGAACATCAGTACAATGCAAACAGGCTCAACTGCTATGTTGCCTACTGCTAGAACATTACAAGAAGTACTAGACGAAGAAGTAAGTGTTAAGTCGTATGGTGCAACTGGTGATGGGTCAGATCAAACAGTAGTATTACAAAGAGCTATTGATCAATTATTCCTTAATAGTGCAACAAAAGGTTCAACTGCAAGTAGAGTTACATTAAAGGTACCAGCAGGTGAATACTTATTGAGTGCAAGTTTAAAACTTCCGCCATATGCAACAGTCATTGGAGCAGGAAGTGACAAGGTAAAAATTACACAAGGTGCGAATGTTCCTGTGTTTGAAACTGTAAACTCAGGATCAACACCAGGAAGTTATGCACAGGACAGTTCAAGTACAACATTGAACCAAGCTAATAAGATTACACTAAAAGGTTTTACATTAATACAAAATACTACAAACGCAGGTATATTGTTAACTTCTTGTAAAGAAAGTACATTTGAAGATTTAAAAATTACAGGTGCTTGGACAAGTGGAGCAACTCCAGGATCAAGTCAAGTTGCAATTAGAATGAACAGCTTATCAACTGCTGTATCTTGTAACAGAAATAAATTTAAAGATATCCATATGAAAGGTTACGCAACAGGCGTACACTCAGACTTTGATGTTGTTGGAAATACATTTACAGATTGTGAGTTCGACACATTAAGATACGGAATAGTATATGGTGAGAATACAAGCATTGGTCAAGTAGGAATGGCTACAGGTCCACAAAGAAATATTGTACAGAGTTCACAGTTCCATGATATTGATAGACAAGCATTATGGGTAAACAAAGGACAGTTTAATTCCTCAGTTAATAACAAGTTTATTAGTGTAGGTAACAATGGTGGTACTGAAGGTAACGCAGTTTATAGTGTTATAAACTTTACAGATGGTACTGCTCTTTCTAACTCATCTAGCAATGACTGGTTTGACAGAACTGCAAATTTAAGTTATGATCAAAACTTTATGTCAGGTTATAGATATGTTCCAGAAGTTGAAGGACCAGGAGTTTTTGATTTAGAATTTAGTTATAGGTTTCCTGTAACAAAACAAAACTCCGCAGTAAGAGTATTAAAATTTCCAGGCTATGCTACTAGAAACATAGTTGTAGATTACATATACAAAAGCTCACAGGTAAATGCAGTAAGAGAAGGTTCATTAGATATACTTGTTAACTTAAATGATAACACATCTAAAGTAACTGACAACTTTACATACCTTGGTGCTAGTGCATATGAATATAATGTTGAGTTTAGTGTTTCATTAACGGATGAAAACACAGACGGAACAAATGATACACTGGTTGTTTCAATGAAGAACACGACAACGAGTGACACAGGTGACATATTATTCAAAGTACATTACAAAACGTAATATGCCAAACAGAGAATACGAGACAAAACTCGTTAACTGGACTAACTTTAGAGAACAACTAGAGGTAAGTCTAAATCCTTTCCAGGAAGTAATTGATTATTACAACAAGATGCCAAGAAGTAAGCTAGGTGTTGACCCTTGGGATCAGACTACTTGGCCTACTCCATGGGAACTACTTGCTCAAAACAGCATTTGCGACTTGACAAACAGCTTGGGGGTGTGTTATACTTTACAATTAACTAATAGGTTTTCTCGGAGTGAGTTCGAGATACATATAGTTACGGACTACAGTAATGAGGAATTATGTTATCCTGTTTGCATTAACAATAATGTATTATGTTACAAATATAATGAGGTTGTTCAAAAGGCTGAATTACCCACACAATTTGTTTCACAACGCATTTATAAGATGCCGGCGTTACAATAAATACTTTATCATTACGAATACGAATTAAAAATTAACAGGAGCAACAGAGAATGTCAAATGGCGTCGGTATACACATCAAAAAACGCGACGGCTCAGTAGAGCCCCTGGACATTAATAAGATACACTTTGTCGTTGAAGAAGCCACGGAAGGCTTGACGGGTACAAGTGCATCACAGATTGAGATGACAGCTAACATTCAATTCTATGATGGAATGTCCACGGAAGAAATACAAGAAATTTTAATTAAAAGTGCAAACGATTTAATTAGTTTAGAGAATCCCAACTACCAGTATGCGGCGGCAAGGTTGTTGTTATATCCAATTTATAAAGAAACGTTCGGTCAATACAGTCCTGCTCCTCTTACAAAGATTATTGATAGAAATATTGAACGTGGTGTATATGATGCGTCAATCAAAGACAAGTACACTGAAACAGAATTAAAGCAATTAAACAAATACATCAAGCATAACAGAGATGAGAATTTTACATACGCAGGTCTAAGACAGATAGTAGACAAGTACCTTGTGCAAGATAGAAGCACAGGAGAAATATATGAGTCTCCACAAGTAATGTATATGATGATCGCGGCAACATTGTTTGCTGATTATCCAGAAAAAACACGTATGAGTTACGTAAGGAGATATTATGATGCGACCTCCCTTTTTAAAATCAATATCCCAACGCCAATCATGGCCGGTGTACGTACACCTCTTAGACAGTTTGCTTCGTGCGTTCTTGTTGATAGTGATGACACCCTTGATAGTATTTTTAGTAGTGATATGGCAATTGGCAGATACACGGCACAAAGAGCAGGAATAGGAATTAATGCAGGACGTATTAGAGCAATCAACTCTAAAATTAGAGGTGGCGAAGTAGCACACACAGGCCTGATTCCGTTTCTAAAAAAGTTCGAGTCAACTGTAAGATGTTGTACACAGAACGGAGTACGTGGAGGCAATGCAACTACACACTTCCCTATTTGGCATTATGAAATTGACGACATCCTAGTACTAAAGAATAACAAAGGTACTGAGGATAACAGAGTACGTAGATTAGATTACAGTATTCAACTTAATAAATTGATGTACGAAAGGCTGTTAGCTGATAAAGACATAACTTTATTCTCGCCACATGATGTACCAGATTTATATGAGGCTTTCTATTCCGACCAAAAACTATTCGAAGAACTATATGAAAAGTATGAACGCAAGACTTCATTAAGGAAACGCAAAGTAAAAGCAATGGAATTGTTTTCTGCGTTGATCAAAGAACGTGCTGAAACAGGACGTATCTATATCATGAACGTTGACCATGCTAATACACACAGTTCATTCAAAGACACAGTTTACATGAGTAACTTATGTCAAGAGATTACATTACCTACTAAACCTTTACAACACATTGATGACCCTGAAGGTGAAATTGCATTATGTATTTTAAGTGCAATCAATGTTGGTACACTAAAAGACTTAGATGAGTTACAGGACTTATGTAACTTGGCTGTAAGAGCATTAGACGAAGTTATTGATTATCAAAAGTATCCAGTGAAGGCCGCTGAAGTAAGTACAAAAGCAAGACGCTCATTAGGCGTAGGCTACATTGGACTTGCACACTATCTAGCGAAGCATGGTGTTAAGTATTCAGATAAGAAAGCACTTACTAAGGTACATGAGCTATCAGAAGCATTTCAATATTACTTGTTAGTTGCAAGTAATGAATTAGCAAAAGAAAAAGGTGCTTGTGAATATTTTAACCGTACTAAATATAGTGATGGCATTTTACCTATTGACACATACAAAAAGGAGTTGGACGAGATATGTTCAATTACATTAAAGTATGATTGGTCTGCTTTACGCAATGACATATCAGCCCACGGTTTACGGCACAGCACATTGTCCGCACAGATGCCTTCGGAGAGCAGTTCCATTGTGTCGAACGCAACCAACGGAATCGAACCACCTAGAGGGTTCTTGTCCGTTAAGAAAAGCAAAAAAGGGCCTCTTAAACAGATTGTTCCACAGTATACTACGTTAAAGAATAACTATACGTTGTTGTGGGATATGCCAAGTAACGAAGGTTACATAAATATCGTTGCAGTAATGCAGAAGTTTTTTGATCAAGCCATTAGTGGTAATTGGTCGTACAATCCAACTCATTTTGAGAACAACGAAGTTCCAATGAGTGTTATGTTACAAGATATGTTAACAACATATAAGTATGGTTGGAAAACATCATACTATCAAAACACTTATGACTTCAAGAGTGATCCAAGTGAAGAGGAAATTAAGACAGAGACAACAAACTCTTTTGAACCTCAAGTGGGACTACCAGATGGTAAGCCATTAGAAGATGAAGAAGAAGTTTGTGATAGTTGTGCTATATAGGGAAGAGGAATAGACAGTGAGTAAGACAGTATTTAATAGAGAAAAAGTAGACTTTACAAAGAGCCATATGTTCTTTGGACCAGATCAAAACACACAAAGGTATGATGTGTTTAAGTTCCCTGTGTTTGATAAATTGAATCAAACAATGCTAGGATATTTTTGGAGACCTGAAGAAGTAAGTCTACAAAAAGATAGAAGCGACTATGCTAACTTCCGTCCAGAACAGAAGCACATCTTTACTGCTAACTTAAAATACCAAACACTACTAGATAGTGTACAAGGTAGAGGACCATGTTTAGCTTTCTTACCACACGTAAGTATTCCAGAGCTAGAAGGTTGTATTGTTACTTGGGACTTCTTTGAAACTATTCACAGTCGCTCGTATACACACATAATGAAGAACGTGTATGCAGACCCAACTGAAGTATTAGATACTATCTTAGATGATGAAAAAATTATTGAACGTGCTATTAGTGTTACTAAAAACTATGATGCGTTTACAGAAGCGGCAGACAAACACATACATCTTAAAAAAGGAACGATGAGAGATGTTAAGAAGAAACTATTCTTAGCTATGATGAACGTAAACATCTTAGAAGGACTACGTTTTTATGTTTCCTTTGCCTGTACGTTTGCATTTGGTGAACTTAAACTTATGGAAGGTTCAGCAAAGATTATTAGTTTGATTGCTAGAGATGAAAGCCAACACCTTGCATTAAGTTTACACGTTCTTAAGAACTGGATGCGTGGTGATGACGATCCAGAGTTTGCCTCTATTGCAAAAGAGTGCGAAGCAGAAGTTTATGAAATGTGGAAGACTTGCGTCAATGAAGAAAAGGCGTGGGCACACCACTTAATGAAAGATGGATCAATTATTGGTCTTAATGAAAAACTGTTAGGCAACTACGTAGAGTTTATTGCTAACAAGAGATTAAAAGCATTAGGATACAAGCCAATCTTTGATACACCTACAACACAGAATCCCCTACCATGGACACAGCATTGGTTGAGTTCATCAGGGTTACAAGTAGCACCACAAGAAACAGAAGTAGAGTCTTACATTGTTGGTGGTATTAAACAAGACGTTAACACAGACTCGCTCAAAGGATTTAAGTTATAATGGAAACAAAAGAAGCTACTCCACACACTACCGTAGTTTATAGTAAGCCTAATTGTCCTTCTTGTGTAAAAGCAAAGATGTTATTACAAAACAAGAAGATCCCATACACCGAAAGTATAATTGGAAAGGATATCCAAGTTGAAACTCTTATGAAAGAGTTTGAAGTAAACGGATTACCGATGCCAAGAACTGCTCCGCAGATTATATTACACGGTAAGTATGTAGGAGGGTATGAACAATTAGTCCAACATATGGACGACCACGGTATGAACTATGAACACTAGGAGACATTATGTTAATTGAGCCGGCATATAAATTAGGAGACGTTATCACTATTAAACTTACATCAGGTGAAGAACTTGTAGGTAAGTTTGAAGCAGATGACGACAAGACAATCAAAGTAAACAAACCACTTACATTAGTTGCAAGTGAAAAAGGCATTGGCTTACAACAGTTCTTGTTTACTGCTGATATAGATAAATCATATACTATTAAGCATCAAGCAATTACTTTAATACACAAAACAAGACCAGAATTTGCAGAAGCATATACCAAGCAGACAAGTAGCATTGTACAAGCACCCGCTGGTATGGCAGACCTAGTACGTAAATAATCTTACATAAATATTAATATGCACGAGTTTGTTATAAAAGACAAGGGTCAATTAGTCACGTACACAGAGTACGAAGCTATACCTAATGAATTCGACCATGTAATTAAGTTCTTACCTGAAGTTCCACCAGAACCTCATACTGAAGAACAGCATGAAGAGATTGAACAGTGGAATATAAAGTTGCAAGAACTAATGAAAAAGGAGAGATCATATGCCAGCAGTAACTAGAGTAGGTGACGCCGACGTTGCCCATTGTAGCGGAATGACAAGAGCAGTAGGATCTGGTAATGTATTTGCTAACAACATTCCTGTTTCAAGACAGGGTGACGTTAACACAGGACATTTACTTCCACCTGTACCATGTCCATCACACTCGGCACCAATAGCAGTAGGATCAACAACAGTATTCACCAATAACGTAGGAACGGGCAGGGTTGGAGACGCAATAGCAGGGTGTACTTCGGTCGCGGCAGGCTCTTCAAACGTTTTTGCAGGATAATTTCGCCAATTAAGGCACCAACAAACCACATTTACACAATAACATTACAATTTACAATAATTAATTACGAATATAGGAGATAATATTATGTCAAACATTCATGAACAGATCGTAGCTGAATACGAAAACTATATGAAAGAGTCAGAATCTTTCGAATCAAAAAACGTTAAAGCGGCGGCGGCAAGAGCAAGAAAAGCCTTAGGTAACATGGGTAAACTTGCTAAATCAAGAAGAGCAGAAATCCGAGTGAAGAAAAACTCTCTATAATAATTTCTAGAAATACATTTATAGCATGACTAACCCTCATGCTATATTTGTATGTACATAATTCTATTAACAAAATCATAAATACTCTAGTACAAATTGTTTATTACAAAACATAATCACGAAGGATTAATAAAAAAATATGAGTGAGCGAGTCGTTGGCAAACTGAAATGGTTTGACGCAAAAAAAGGTTACGGGTTTATAACTCCCGATGATGGCGGACAAGATGTGTTCGTACATATATCTGCCTTTGAAGGTGCACAGATAACTAACATTTCGAATAAGATGCTACTAGAATATGAACTTGTTGATAACAGGGGCCGAATGATAGCAGGTAACCTTGTTCGTCCTGATAACTTCAACAGATAATTTAGATCGATTTAAAAGGCTTAGGCAATCCGTCTGAGCCATATATCATTTCGCCTGTGTCAATAAAGGCTCCACACATACGACCGTTGGCGTGTTTACCGTAATACTTAACTGGCTTGACTTCTATTAATTCACCATCTCGAAGTGCAGTCCTTTTATAGTTCTCAGACTTGACTCCTCTTTGCTTTACTCCAGCCATGTTACTTTCCTAACTTCGCTTTCAAGGCCGCTCTCTTTTGTTCTATAAGTGCCGCCTGGCGTATTTTTCTACCTAGTGGTAGACGTTGTATCATTTCGTACATTCCGCCTTTTTTGGCTTCCCATTCTACTCTGACTTGTTTGCTTTTGGTATTGCCTTGGAAGGCTTTGACTGCCTTTCTTAGGCTTGTTGATTCTTTGGTTTCTACATTCTCGCCGTCATAGAAAGTATATGTTCTCATTTTGGGCATGGTAAATCCTTTGACATTAGTTATGCCAGAAGAGTAATATATGCACTTAAATAGGTTAAATATAGGTGTAATTGATGACAGCAACGTATGTCACATGAACAGGACCCGGGGGCGGTACCCGGCGCCTCCACCATAAACACATT